GTGCCCTCGCGGTCTGTACGGGTTTCTAGTTTCGATGAAAGGAGGCGCAATGGCTAGAGGCCCGCTGCCGAGCGCGAACGCCCGCAGGCGCAACGCGCCGACAATCCCCACGAACGAACTCCCCGAGAAGGGCCGCACCGGGCCGATCCCTGGGTGCCCCTACGAACTAGCCGCCGCTGGCGAGCGCTGGTGGAAGTGGGCGTGGAAATTGCCGCAGGCCACGAAGTGGGACGACGGTGCGCTGTACGTCGTGGCTCGCCGCGCGTTGCTCGAGGATCACGCCGCAGCGCTGGACTTCTCCGATGAACTCGACCTCGGCGACCTCTTCGACCTAGAAGGCAATGATGAGGCGAAGCGCAAAGTCGAGTGGGCGTTGTCGACGTTGAAGCGCTCGGCTACGGGCGAAGTCGCGCTGATGAAGGAGATGCGCGAACTCGATAATCGCCTGGGGTTGAACCCGAAGGCGATGGCGGATCTGCGCTGGTCGATTGCGGCGGACGCCAAGCCGGAGCCGGTGACCCTGGCGGCTGTGGTGCCGATCGAGGATCCGCGTGGCACCAAGGCCTCCTGAGCAACAGTTCTGGACGCTCGGCCCGCTGGTTCGTCATTGGATCGAGGCGCATTGCGTGATCCCTGATGGGGAGCGGATGGGCGACCCGTTCATCCTGACTCCGGAGATGGCGGCGTTCGTGGACGCGTTCTACGCGGTCGACGCCACGACCAAGACGTTTGTGTTCAACCGCGGCGGCCAGTTCATCCGGCCGCAGAAGTACGGCAAGGGACCGTTCAGCGCCGCGTTGATCTGCGCTGAGGCCGCCGGGCCGGTGCTGCCGGTGTGGGATGGCGACAAGCTGAAAGGCGGCACCTCTTGGGTCACGCCGTGGATTCAGGTCACCGCGGTGTCGGAGGATCAGACGGCGAACGTGTTCCGGGCGCTGTTGCCGATGATCCAGCTCAGCGACTCGCTGGACATGGAGATCGCTGACACGGGCCTGACGCGGATCAACCTTCCGGGGGGCGGCTACATCGAACCTGTCACGGCTTCCGCCCGTTCCCGCCTCGGCCAGCGGATCACCTTCTCGGTGCAGGACGAGACGCATTCTTGGGTGCAGTCCAATGGCGGATGGCAGTTGGCCGACAACCAGCGCCGCAACCTGGCCGGCATGGGCGGGCGGTTCCTCGAGACGACCAACGCGTTCGATCCGGTCGAGAACAGCGTGGCGCAGCGAACGTTTGAGTCCAAGGCGCCGGGCACCCTGATCGATGACGCAGATCCGCCAGCGGGCTCGATTCGCAACAAGCGCGAGCGCCGCAAGGTGATGCAGGCGGTGTACGGCGACTCGCTGAAGGAGTTCGGTGGCTGGGTGGACCTGAACCGCATCGACGCCGAGGTCGAGGCTCTGCTGGAGCACGATCCCGCGCAGGCCGAGCGGTTCTTCCTCAATCGCAAGCTCGCGAGCGAGGGTGCCGCGTTCGATTTCGAGGCGTGGTTGAAGAAGGCCCGCAAGCGCAAGGCCCCACCAAAGGGCACCGCTGTCGTCATCGGCGTGGATGGCGCACTCAATGACGATGCTCTGGCTGTCGTCGCTTGTGAGGTCAAGACCGGGTTCGTGTGGCCACTGGGGATCTGGGAGCGCCCCGCAGACGCGGGACCAGACTACGAGCACCCCAAGCACGAGGTCGATGGCGTCATCACCGAGGCGTTCGACACCTACATGGTGTGGCGGCTGTACGCCGACGACCAGTGGATCGAGGCGCTGATCGAGCGCTGGCAGAACCGCTATGGCGAGAAGCGGGTGCTGGTGTGGCGCACGAACCGTCCTCGCCAGATCGCGTGGGCGGTCAGGAACTTCGAGCAGGCGATCCATTCGGCGAAGGGCGAACTCACTCATTCGGGTGACGAGACGCTGAACCGCCACGTCCAGAACAGCCGCAAGCGCAAGCTGACGGTGCAGGACGATCACGAGCGCCAGATGCACACGCTGGCCAAGCCAGCTCACCATTCGCCGCTGAAGATCGACGGCGCGATGGCCGCGGTGCTGGCGTGGGAGGCGCGTGGTGACGCGATCGCCGCTCGTGTCGTCTCCACCGTGGAGGCCCAGCCACTGCCGCCCGAACCCCAGCCCGAGCGTTGGCAGCCGGGCACCGCACTTCCTGCTACCGCCTTGATGGTTCCCGCCGAGTCGGGGCCGATGGGCGAGTTCAGCTAGTCCACGAATAGGGAGGAGGCCCCTGATGGCCACCAAGTCCAAGGCGGCTTCCAAGCCTGCCGCGAAGAAGGCCGAGCCGGTTGAGCAGGCCAGCGTCACGCGGGACCCGGAGTCCGGCGAGCTGCGGCTCGAGGTCAACGGCACTACGTATTCGATCGCTGAGCAGGATCTGCTGAACCTGCGCCGCGAGATCAACGACGTTGCCGCTGGCTTCGTCCACTAGGAGAATCGCATGCCCACCATCACCGAGAACCAGGTCACGCTTTGGGCGTTCTGCCCGGACGGGGCGTGCCCCGGCTACGAGACCCGCGAGGTTGACGGCATCGCCCGCGAGGTTTCCCGCACCGCTTTTGAGGAGGCGGGTCCGGGCACCGTCAACGGCAATGTCGTCTCCACGAGCTTCATGCAGTACCTCGTGCCTTCGGGCGACGTTGACGAGCATGGCCAGTCGATCGCTGCGGAACTCGAGTGCGAGCACTGTGGCAGGGGGCTCCATGTCAGTCCGGAGCCGCGTCCGGAGTACGCGAACCTGTCCAATCAGGACCCGATGGCGTTGCTGAACCGTCGCAAGGAGGCGGAGCGCGCCGCGAACCGTGACGTGGAGCTCGCGGAGCTTCGCGGTCAGCTGGCGGCGCTGATGGCCTCCCAGGGGGCCGAGAAGCCTGCCCGGAAGGCCAAGGCTGAGCCGGAGGCCGCCTGATGGCTACCGTCGGCAGGGGCACGCTGTCGGAGTTCGCGAACATCGCTACCGCCACCACTGACGGCCAAGTCGTCGCGGCGGTCAGTAACCGCCGGATCCGAGTGATCGCGGTGGCGATGGTGTGTGGTGGCACCGCGACGAGCGTGACGTTCAACACGAAGCCTGCGGGTGCCGGTAGCGCGATCAGCCCGTTGTTCGCGAACGCCGCGAACGGTGGTGCCGTGTTGCCACCCAACGATCACGGCTGGTTCACCACGAACGTCGGCGAGGGGCTGTCGGCCACGACGACCGCCGCCGGGTCCACCACGGGCATTCTCGTCACCTACCAGGTGATCTGAGCCACACCTCGAGCTGCATCCCGCGGCCGTTGCGCATCAGCCGACGCCACAGCGCATCGGGTCCCGGCAGGAACGTGTCGTGGCCCGGCAGCATGCGGGTTAGCGCCACTGCGTATCCGGTCCGCTGGGCGTGAGCTTCGAATGATCGGGCAGTGAACTCATACAGGTGGTATGGCGGGTGCATCGGGCTGAGGTTCGTCACGTAGTCCAGGCCCTGCAGTCGATAGGCGCGATTCACGATCCGCGACGTAAGCCAGTCAGACGACGGGACCTCGGCGTGGATCAGTCCGCCCGGCGCCAGCCAGCTCAATGCTCGTTCGATCGCGCCGGCCGGGTTCACGAGATGCTCCAGTACCGCCCCGAACGTCAGGAAATCAAACGTTCCAGCCTCGTAGTCGACGTCTTCCACGGCACCGAGAGACAGCCTCTGCGGGTCGATTCCGCCGCGCTCGAGCGCCATCTGGCGAAACGCGGTTGATGGTTCGCAGCCGTACGCGTCGAATCCCGCGTTGGTGAGGCTGCGCATCGCTTTTCCGATCCCGGCGCCGATGTCCAGCGCTACCGGATGCTCGCCGTTCCACAGGCCGTGGAACGTGCGGATCGGGTCCGCGAAGTAGCCGGGGTCCGCTTCGAAGTATTCGGGCTTCCAGTAGTCCTCGGGCGGCGTGTCGTAGTGCTGGGCGATGTCACCCGGTACTGGTAGCGGGTTCGCGTACACCAGCCCGCAGGGGCCGCACCGCACGACGGTGGTGGCGATCCCGACCCGCCGGGTTGGCCGCAGTCCCTGACTGGTGCTCAGCCGCCTGCCGAGCACCTTCGCACCGGTCGAACCACACATGTTGCAGCGCTCCACTGAGTGGAGCTCGTAGACCGCTGGCACGCGCGCAGCGTACCGAGAGGAGCCGCATGACCACAAGAACTGCTAGGACGCTGTGAGTTCGGCGCTTCTCATGGGTGCCGGCTCGACCGGTGCGGGCGTCGGCATCACGACGTACCGCGATGCCGTGCTCACCGACACCCCCGTGTCTTATTGGCGGCTGTGGGACACCGGAACGACTGCCGTGGATGCGCGGGGCGTCAGCAACGGCACGATCAATGGTTCTCCGACTACCGGGGTGACATCGCCGATCAGTGACACGGGCGCAAAGGCGATGACGTTCAACGGGTCAACGACCCAGAACATCACGATCCCGCATCAGGCGGCACTCGCGATCACGGGGGACATGACGATCGAGGCGTGGTTGAACATGTCTTCGACGGCTGCGATCAACGGCATCCTGACGAAGTGCCAGGCGGCTGGTAATCCCAACCCGTTCGAGTACCGGGTCAGTTCGGGCACCCCCACAAACCAGCTTGTCATCGACAGCGGCTCGTCGTTCACGGTCTTGGCGTCACCGGGGAATCTGACCGCCGCGACGTGGCAGCTTGTCGCGGTCACGATCACCTCGGGCGGCACGTACGGCTTCTACGTAAACGGGGCGCTCGTCGGTACTACCAGCAACACCGCGACGACTCGCACGGACGGCGGGCTGCAGCTGATGATCGCTGGCCGCCAGGACAGCAGCTATGGCCTCAGCGGCAGTATCTGCGAAGTCGCGATCTACAACACGGTGCTGACAGCTACGCGGCTGCTGGCGCACTACAACGCGCGATGACCGCCACCCGGATTGCGTCATCCTCCGGGTCGGGCACGCTGCCGGGCTGGTTTGATGTCACCGCCTCGCCGTACAGCGCGGTTGGCGACAACACGGCCGACGACACGTCCGCGATCCAATCGGCGATCAACGCGGCGCAGGCGGTCGGCGGTGTCGTGTACTTCCCGCCGGGCAAGACGTTCAAGATCACGTCGACGCTGACGGTCGCGCAGACCGCGCCAGTGACGCTGCTGGGCGGCAGCGGCCAGCAGTGGTCGCAGATCAACACGGGCTCGCCTAGGCTGGACTACACGGGCGGCGCCGGGTCGGGGCCGATGCTGAAGATGGTCGGGGCGGCGCTCAGCGTGACGCTGATGGGGCTGCGCTTCACGTATTCCAACTCGGCGTACACCGGGGCAGGCACCGACCTCGTGGACTTCCATCCGACCGGGTCGGACGCGCAGCAGTGCAAGGTGCTCAACTGCTCGTTCAACTCGACGTTCGCGATCAACCCGGCGAACGGCGCGCGCTCGCTGCTGCGCCTCAACGAGTTCATCATCGGCGAGGTCGCCAACTGCCACTTCGGGGGCTGCCAGGACTCGATCTTCGTTGGTGACACGACGTTCGTGGTGTCCGCGGAGATCCACAACTGCACGTTCAACTTCGCGCAGTCCTCCTTCATTCGCCTCGGCAGCGGCGACATCGAGGCGCTGACGATCCGCAGCAACACGTTCGAGGATTGCCCGGCCAACGGCGCGATCTACAACGACGCGACGGGGCAGACGTACAACCTGACGATCGAGAAGAACTGGTTCGGGGATTCGGGCGGCGTCTACACGGTCGCGTGGATCAACGGCGTGTCGACGCAGTCGCAGAACTTCACCGGGACGATCCAGGGCAACCGGATGGCGTCAAACCCGTGGGCGATGAAGCTCGTCGGGGACTGGCTGGTGATCGGCAACACCCTTGAGACCGGAAGCGCCTACCGCACCTCGAGCTACGCGCTGACCGAGATCGCGAACTTCTACAACATGGCCGGCGCGAACGTGTTCGAGGTCGGCCATCCGCCGCAGAAGTACACGATGTTCGGCAGCCGCACCACGAGCGGGTTCATGACCAACTCGGAGGCGCACACCGGGACGCTGCATCTCGGTCGCGACGGCGCCGGGTACGGCATCGCTGAGACCGCGGACGTGTTCAGCCAGCTGGCCGTCGGGATCAACGGCACGAACGGCACTGGCATCATCGCCAGTTCCCCCAAGGCGCTCGTGTACGCCGACTATCAGACCGCGTACAACGGCGCCGGCGACCTGCGTCTTCAGGCGCCAGGCGTCATTGGGACCAGCGAGGTGCAGCTCATCGCTGGCACGGCATCGCCGCTGCCGGTCATCCGGGTGTCTGCGGCGAAGCTCGGGTTCTACAACGTCGCGCCGGTTGCCCGGCCCGCTGCGTACACGCTCAACGCTGGCGCCACGACGCGCAACCTCGCATCGGGCGCCACGCTGGCCAACGTTGAGCAGACGCTGCGCCAGGTCATCACCGATCTTCAAGCGAACGGGCTGCTGCAGTGATCGAACTTCCTGACTTCTCCGACGTCCCGGAGTTCCCGCACGGCAGCGAGATCAGCCAGGAGGACGCCCAGCGACGCATCGAGGAGGTCTCCCAGAAGGAGTGGGGGATCGACTGGGTGGAGTTCAGGCGCCGGTGGAATAGCGCCGGCTGGGTGGACGACGAAGGCAACTTGCATCCCTGGTTCACGCAGGAGGAGCGCGAGCATCTGCGCCCGCTCTGGCGGCTGATCGTGTTCGCGAAGGGAAATCTGAGCCAGTGATCTACGCGGGCACCTACTCAACGGTCATCGCCACGACCAACAACTTCGCTACTGGCCTGGTCGGCACGCTCGGCGTGCGGATCATCGACAGCTCCGGCACGAACATCATCGCCCGTCGCACCACGGGCATCACCGAGCCGATCTCCGGCTCCGGGTTCTATGTCGCGGCGCTCGATCTGACCGCGCTATCGGCACAGCCAGCGGCCGGCCACTACTTCGTCTTCTGGGACAACGGGTCGGTAAGTCCCGGCAACAACGCAGCAGAGGACTTGATCTTGCACCAGACCACCACGCTCTCCAACGCGCTGCGCGCCGTCGGCAACACGGTCATCAGCCACAACGCCGAGAACATCTCGGTCGGCCTGTTCATCGCATGACCGCGATCTTGGCCGCCATCTTCGCTCTGACCGTCCTTGCGCTCGCTGTGCGCCACGCACGCAGCCTGGAACGCCTCACGGCGCTGCACGACCAGCGCATCGACCGGCTCGTGGGATTCCAGCGGGAGGACCGCGACACTTGGGCTGCTGAACGCCGTGGCCTGCTCGCGAACTTCACGACCGAACGCTTGGCGTGGGAGCGCGAACGCGGCGAGCTGCTGAACCGCATCAAGCCCGAAACCCGCCAGTACGTCCCCGTCCGGGTTGGCGATACCCCCGCGATGCCACTGCCGTTGCCGTATGACGACGACGAGGCGTTCCAGCAGGAGCTCGAGTCGCGTGAGGCTCTTGCCGAACGGCTCGCCCAGGAGGAACTGAGTGGCCGCACAGGCTGAAGACGTCTACGCCGACCTGGCGGACAACAAGGACCCGCTCGCGCTTCC